CCCAAAATGAAGATACCAATAGGAAACAACAGCGTAAGGCTGCTTCCACAGGTTCTGCTACTGGCTCAGGTGAGACCAAATCAAGGAAACTGTACAGACGTTCTGATATTATTAATTTAATGCAAAATGACCCTGCTCGGTATCTTGAGTTATCCGATGAGATAACAAAAGCATACGCTGAGAAAAGGGTAAAGTAACACAACTTCTTAATTATAAAGGTATTTTAAAATGGCACTAGGAACAGCACACGTAACAACAACAACTGCAGCAACCTTCATCCCAGAACTGTGGAGTGATGAGATTGTAGCAGCCTATAAATCAAACTTAATTTTAGCTAACCTCGTTAACCGCATGCCTATGACTGGTAAAAAGGGTGATACATTACACATCCCTAAACCAACTCGTGGCGCAGCTTCTGCAAAAGCAGCATCTACACAAGTATCACTAATCGCTGCTACAGAATCTGAAGTTACTGTAACTGTCAATAAACATTACGAGTACTCTCGTTTGATTGAAGACATTGCAGAGACTCAAGCTCTTGCATCACTACGTAAATTCTACACAGATGATGCTGGCTATGCCCTAGCTAAACAAGTCGATACTGATTTGTTTGACTTAAGTAAATCTTTTGGTAATGGCGATGGCTCAAGCTATGTTCATAACAACTCTTTCTATGTTGATGCTGCTAATGGTCTTGCTGCTTATGCAGTCGATACTGTAGCTGCTACTGATGTATTCACTGACTTAGCCCTACGTGGTGCTATCCAACAGTTAGATGACAATGATACACCTATGGACGGTCGTTTCTTAGTTATCCCACCATCAGTACGTAACACTATCATGGGTATTGACCGTTATCAATCTAGTGATTTTGTAGATGGTCGTGGCGTTCAGAATGGTAAAATTGGTTCACTATACGGTGTTGATGTATATGTATCAAGCAACTGTCCTGTAGTAGAAACTGCTGCTGATAACTCAGCTTCTGCTGTAGATACTCGTGGTGCTGTTTTAGGTCACAAAGATGCTCTAGTGTTAGCAGAGCAATTGGGTGTTCGTTCACAAACTCAGTACAAACAAGAGTGGTTAGCAAATCTATTTACTTCTGATACTCTTTATGGTACAGCAGTTCTTAGACCAGAGTCTGGTTTAGTTATTGCAGTGCCTAACTAAGTAACATTTAGTTAGCTTGGAGTGGGTGGGGAAACCTACCTGCTTCATCTTTATATCTTTAACAACTTCAAAAATAAGGTTACATATACATGGCAATTTATAGAGGTTCTGGTGGGTCTGGTGACTCATCCACAGATGTAACGCGGGATGAAGTAGCTGGTTTTTCAGCAGATGCTAAAAGGTATAGAGATGAAGCATTAGTCTCAGAAACAAGTGCAAGTGATTCCGCAAGTACAGCAACAACTAAAGCAAGTGAAGCAAGTACCTCTGCTACGAATGCAGCAGCAAGTGCTGCTGAACTAACAGCCTTAACCACAGCAACCACTACGGTAGCTGCTGGAGGTTCTTCTACCTCTAGCTACAATTCAGGTACAGGGGTTCTAAGTTTAGGACTTCCTACAGGTGCTACAGGTGCTACAGGTGCTACAGGGGCAACAGGAGCAACAGGAGCTACAGGTGCTACAGGACCTACAGGGGCTGCTTCAACAGTGGCTGGACCTGCAGGGTCTACAGGGTCTACAGGAGCTACAGGAGCTGCTGGAGCTGCTGGAGCTGATTCAACAGTAGCTGGCCCTACAGGGTCTACAGGACCTACAGGAGCTACAGGAGCTACAGGAGCTGCTGGAGCTGATGGAGATGATGGAGCTGATGGAGATACCTTCCCATCACAATCAGGGAACTCAGGTAAGTATTTGCAGACTAACGGCTCAACTGCATCTTGGCAAACAGCACAAGCAACGTTAAGTGGGGCAACTTTAACAGCAGTTACTGTTGCAACTACAGATAAAGTTCTTGTACAAGATGCAAGTGATTCAAGTAATCTTAAAACCGTTACAGCTCAGTCTATTGCAGACTTATCTGCTGCAGGTGGTCCTAGCCTTGGTACTAATAGCATTATAAGAACAAACGCACAGACTATTAGTGAAAATATAACAATACCGTCAGGTACGAATGGTATGTCTATTGGTGACATTGCAATTGCTGATACTTATACCGTGACGGTTGACGGCAGATGGATTGTAATCTAATGAAAGCAAATAGAGAGGTAGCATAATGGCTTCTAATTTAGTAGTAGACACACTATCAAAAGGGGCTGTGACTTTAAACACAGATGAGCTTGTAGACACTAACTCAACACAGGTTTGTAAAGCATGGGTAAACTTTAATGGTACAAGCACTGTAGCTATTCGAGATAGTTATAACGTAAGCTCAATTACCGATAATGGCACAGGTAATTATACTATTTCGTTTACTACGGCTATGCCAGATGCTAATTATAGTGCATCGTTGGCGGCTACCGATATAGGCACTGCGGGGCAGACAGATGGCTATGCTTACGGGGCTTGGAAGCGAGGCGCAAACAACGCTGTCTACACAACTTCAAGTTTAAGAATAGGTGTCGGCTACCCAGCTTCCGCCCTTATTCAAGACCAGTCTATTGTTAATGTGCAGATATATTCAAGTTAAAGGAAAACAAAATGACGCAAAGAATTTTAATTACAAACGACAACGGGGCTTCTATTGGAGTCATCGTTCCCTCTCCACAACACACGGCTGCGTTCTGCATCAAGGATATACCAGTAGGCTCTAAGTACAGGATTGTAGACACTGCTGATGTACCCTCTGACAGAACATTTAGAGATGCTTGGGAAGAGACAGATGTAGCTGACTGGGTGGTGAAAGCATAATGGCTAGCTCAGTAGTATCCGATAACTTTGAGACCAGTTCAGGTGCTATACCAACTCTCGGTGGTGATTCGGTAGAAACTAGGTTATGTCGTGCATGGGTAAACTTTAATGGTACGGGAGTTGTAGCTATTAGAGCATCTTATAACGTTAGTAGTATTACAGATAACGGAACTGGTGATTACACAGTCAACTTTACAACAGCTATGTCTGATGTTAATTATAGTGTCACTGGACTTTCTCAGTACGACCAAACAAACACAGCAGCAGGGGCAGCCGTTTTTCTAGCCATCTCAAGGTTTTCTTCTGCATTAAGTACAGGCTCAGTGAGGGTGATAAACAATATAGGAAACACTAGCGTGTTATATGATGGCACAACTATTAGCGTTGCCGTTTTTAGATAAAAGGAAATCAAAATGATTACAGTAAATAACACCAAAGCAGCAGAGATTACAAAAGAGGCAATCAGAGTATACCGCAAGCCTTTACTAGAGGCACTTGATGTTGAGTATACGCGAGCAGTAGAAGTTAATGGTGATGTATCAACTATCGTAGCGAGCAAGCAAACTTTAAGAGATATGACAGACACTGCTAATAACAAGAGTGTAGATGAGTTAAAGGCTATTGTTGAAGGGTTAGTCTAATGGCTAGTGAAATAAGAGGAAGTGATAACTTCGATTCGGGTTCTGCTGGGAAGGTGTTGCAGGTTGTAAGTGCCACCAAGACAGACGAATGGTCAACCACAAGTACCAGCTATGTTGATGTCACAGGTCTGTCTGTGGCAATAACCCCAACATCAGCAACAAGTAAAATACTCGTAACAGTACAAGTAGCAATGGGAGGTAGTGAAAGCTCAACATGGAGTGGTGGTGAGATGCGCCTGTATAGGGATGCGACCAGTATAGGTGAATCAACTGCAACCACAGGGAGTACCGCTGGAGCTAACTTTGGTGGTGGCTCTGGACTGCACACAAGAGACCTATATGCCACTTGGACTGCAGGAGGGGGCTTCTTAGACGCTCCAAACACTACGGCAGCCACTACTTATAAAGTGAAACTTGCTACTGCGAATTATGGTGGCATTACTGTCTATCTTAATCGGGCAGGTGGTAGTATCTCCGCTTACACAGGGGTAGGGTCATCTACAATAACAGTCATGGAAATAGGAGCATAAGATGAGAGATACAGCAATTAGAAATACCCACTCAACAGTTGTTTCTATTGACGGTGGCATCAATGCTACAGATGCTAATGGTGGAGTAGTAATCTTAGATGAAACCTTAATCACAGTAGAAGTAACCAGACTCCAAGCAGAGTACGATAACAAACAATACTCACGAGATAGGGCAGAAGCATATCCATCCCTAGCCCAACAAGCTGACATGGCTTACTGGGACAGACAGAATGGCACAACCACTCTTGATGATGCTATTACTGCG